ACGTTTAAATTCGGTTTAATTTTTCCTGTTCAATTTGGTTGTCGGTTTGTTCGTCTTCTTCGTCTTCTTCTTCCCAATCGCAATGTTCTAAACAATCCGGGCAAATGTCAATTTCAGGGTAATTGGTATGTGAACCGCAGCAAGTTGAATACGGCATAATTATAAATTTTCAAGGATTCCCGCCACAATTAAGCAGGTTAAAATTATGATACCGGCATTTAATAAGCTAATACTGTCCTTTGCGTATTGCTTTTGCATTGCTGCATAATGTTCGTTTAATTTGTCCTGTTGTGTTTTTAGTCTGTTTTGCATTGTTATAAGTTTTAAATTGTGCGTTGGACAGTCGCACCCCTGTTGGGGGTTAGTTATAAAATCCTAAAGTTGTTTCTACTCTTATAGCGTGAATTAAACCTTTTTTAGTTTTACCATTAATTTGTGAGTATGTATGATGAAAAGAAACAATATCACTTGAATAAACTTTAAACCAATGATAATTATATTTACCTTTATTAATACCAATTAATTCATTATCGAATTGGTCTTTACTAAATTCTACTCTAAAATTCTTTGCAGTTGCATTGTCGATTAATTGTTGCTTTGTCATAATGTTGGTTTTTATTATTATTTGCTTTTGTTCCACAAATATAACACAGGTTTTATACACCTTCCAAACATTTTGCAAAGTATTTTCTAAAATTGTGATGAACGGTAAATAATAAGGATAAACGGTTAAGCGAAGGCGTAACGCCCTGAACCTCGTTTGATATTGTGGTTTTGCCACGCTAAAGCCAAAGCCATAACCGTATCGTCGTGGAATCCTGAAGGCGCTGAATACCTTACGCCGTGCGAAGTAAACTGATATTCAAACACGTCTAATTCGTCCACAATAACACCTTCAGGGAATCCGATTCGTCCCTGTTGGATTGCTGAAGCTAAACCTTCCATTAATTGTTGCTTTGATTGACTTGTAAATTTTAAACCTTCAATGTTTATACCTTCACGAAGCAAGTCTTCCAATATTGGGTCGCCAACCCCTGTTGAATCAACCACAATTGGTGCAGGTGGCAACCTTTTAATTGTTTCTTTGGTGTTATGCCAATCCATTTGAAAGCGGTCAAAATAAGCCACGTTGCCGTCCTTATCTAATCCAATTATAACTGTAAAATCCACAGACTTTGCAAGGTCAATGCCATAACAAACAATTGGCTGCGCTGAAATAGGTTTGACGCAGCGTTTAATGAATGCATTGCCAAAAGGGTTTGCGCTATTCTCGGACGGGTTCGCCATATATTCCTGTTCAAATACTACTTCAGGTAATTGAATTCGTGCTTCGTCTATTTCGCGCGGGTTAATATGCGGGTTGTCGTATGTGCTAAATTTAAAGCTTTGCCAATCGTTTTCGCCCATTTTCATAAACAGGGAATAAAAGAAGTTTTTGCCGCGTGGTGTTGAAAGGAAAACCGCCTTCCCTTCGTAATCGGTCAGGGTCGGACGTATGCTATTATTCCAACCGTCTTCAAGGTCAGCAATAAACGCAGCTTCGTCAATAATAACCAAATGGAATTTACGACCGCGCAAATTATCTAAACGTTCACCTGTAAAAAATTCAATTGACCCTTCATTGGGACAGTAAATTTTTAGTTTTGAAATATTGCTTTTAAATGGTAATACTTTTGTAAGGCGTTCAAAAAATACTTGCGCCAATCCGTATGTCGGTGTTATGTATGCAACCTGTCCGCCATTTAACGCTTCTTTGATTATTAGTATTTGCGACAATTCAGACTTACCAAAACGACGTCCGCACATAACGACAACAAAACGCCTTTCAGCGTCCAATATCTTTTTTTGGTTTACGTGTGGCGTTGGTAATTCAATGCGCATTTACAGAATTGTTTTGCCGTCAACAAATACAACTTCAATTCGTGAATCCTGTTGTACGTCAACCTGTTCTTTTGGTTTGCCATATACACGTGACAAAAGCGTGTCCATTGAATAAAGACTGCCATTATTCATTGACTTAATGATTGCCTTTGCAACTGTCTTTTCTAATACCGTTGCTTCAGGATTACCCGCAACGCTTATTAATTCATTGTCAGTCATTGACATAAGAACCTGAATTGAATCGTTTATTTCAGCTAATTTGTACCCCTGTTCTTTTAATAGGCTGACATACTTACGCGGTCGCCCGTTCGGGTTTGCCGTTTCGCCTTTCTGAAGCACTTTCAATACGCCACCGTGTTTTTGTTTCACTTCTTTTGCCATTGTAATACCTTTGTTTTACCTTCCCTGACCTTTGTACGCTTTTGGTCGTGGATTGTGTTTGTTATAACTTTTCTTCGCGTGTCCGCACTTTCTTTTTCCGAAATTAGTCTTTTGACTGTCGCCTTTAATCTTTGCCATTTATTGCCTTTTTATGCTTATCTTTTAAATATTCCAAATGTGTCTTTGTGTCCCCCATAACGACGTGACAATAACGACAAAGCGCCATTAAATTTTCAATCCTGTCCTTTTCTTTTGTCCCGCCCATTCCCCTTGCTTCAATGTGGTGAATATCAACCGCTTTTTTCCCGCATACTTCACACGGAATAAAGTCTTCAATTCCGTACCCAAAGTAATCCAAATAAATTTTAGTATAATTTTTCATTAAATAGGGTAAAACTAAATGCGACAAATATTAAGCCAATTGCAACTGAATTATGAAATTCTGTATTTTCGTCAATTGCTTCACCAATGTTTATGCCTAACAATATGTTGCGCGGCAATAAATGAATTGAAATCCTAAAGTTATAAAACTGAATAAAGTATTCCATTATTGGTTGTCAATTTGTTTTAATTTCCTTTGCGCCCATTCAATACCTTCAGTTCCACCCCACGCGTCCCACATTAAACCGCCGCAACCTTCTTCGTATGGTACGTCCTTATTTTGTTGGTGACGTTGAAAAGACGCCATTCGTGCAATAGTATCGCGTGAAATTGGTTCTTTATTTGCCAATTGGTTTGCCCTTGCTTTGCCAACAGGTGTTCCGCATTCACCCCAACCGTTTGTTTCTGCGTATTTTAACGCCCTTTTTGCGTTGTTTGTTGCTGCTTCCGGGTAATCGGTGTATGAATCCGCAGCGTAAGCGCCTGAAGCTAATATTGCCGCCCAAACTTTGTTTGCCTTTTCTTCTGTGTCATAAACACAACCGCCTGTCCCAATTCTGTATTTCCCGTTTGAACATTTAATTACCGGCATTGCTAATTAGTTTATTGTAAATAGCAAAACGGCGTTTGTTTACTTCGTGCAAGTTGAAGTTCTTATTGCAATAGTCATACAACGCATTTCCGTAGCTTTTACGGGCGTCAGGGTCTTTAGTTAACAACTTAATCCAATAATACCAATCCTTTTGACTGTTGACGTGACAGGCGGGATAAAACCCCTTGTACGGGTGAACATTGCTAACAATTGCCGGGTTTTTCTTTGCCGCAGTTTCAAGTACCTTCAAATTAGACTTCATTGAATTAAATTTGGAATCAATTAACGGTATTAATGAAATATCGGAATCGCAATAAGCCGCCATATATGAAGTCACTTCGTTGTAATTGTATATTTTAGGGTTAAGTTTCAATCCGTTAGTAAATGCCGCAATCATTCCGTCCCAAATTGGCTTTTCACCTTCGTTGTACCCGGCAATTACGGTTTTAACCGGGAAATTGATTCGCTTCATTGGGTTACGTAATATTTCCATATCCTTGCCGTGCGTTCCCGAACCTGACCAAAACAAACGAACAAGGTCTGATTCTGTTTTGTAATCCTTAAATTGTTCTTCGCCGTATGGAATCGCATTTGGCAATATTTCAATATTCTGATTGTATTGATAAACTTCTTCAGCTAATCGTTCGTGCGTAACTGTGCAAAGGTCGGCAATACGAATCCACGCCAATATTTGTTCGGTAACGTTATTTACAACATAATGTTCGTAAAGTATATGTGAAGGTTCAAGCTTCCAAAAATCGTCGTTGTCAACTACTAATTTAAAACCGTACTTTTTGCGCCATTCAAACATTTGTTCGGGCGTTATGTTTGCCAACATACGATTCATAACAACAATGTCATAATTCCCTTCAAAAGTTTCTTCGCTTATTGTATCGGTCATTAAACAATAATCCTTCTTCATATTTACCAACGGCATCATTATTCTATGATAACCGACCCCACTTGTTTTGCTCGTAATCGCTAAAATGCGCATTTAATTAGTTTTTCATTATGATAAATTGGTTGGTATTTTTCCCAAACTGACTGCGCACGTGCTAAACTTTCGTCCTTCATACGTCTGTATTCTGTCCCGTTGCCAACGTCGTGTCCAATATGGTCTGATTTTAAGTCGGGTAAATAGTAATTAGTAAACCCGGCAATAGTTGCGCGTTCAGCGTAATCCCTGTCCTGCATTCCGTACGGGTCATATTCAGTATTATAACCGCCAATCGTGTCAATTAATTCCCTTGTAAAATAATTGTTCCCAAATGGCGTATGCGTTTTATGTATTCCGTCAACCAAAGGCGGAAATTCTTCTACACAATGTATGCCAATAATCCCTGTTTTTGACACACGTTTTGAAAACATAACCCAATTTTTAAGCCAATTTTCAGGCAATAGTATGTCATTTGCCAATATACAAACCCCGTCGTATTCCTGTGTTATGGATAAGCCGAAATTAACCCCTGCGGCAATACCTCTTTTATGAAGTGACCAATTAGCATAATGCCAATTGTAATATTTTTGTATTTGTGAAAACTGTTCTTCGTCACTTCCATTGTCAATAAGATAACAATGCGCGTCGTGACCGCTATTGTAAAAGTTCCTGTCAATAACCTGCTTTGTCAGGTCTGCCCTATTTTGGGTTAATAATATTACGGCTATATTCATTTATTCCAATTTTACGTGCGGGTACACCTGCATATTTTGTAAATTCTTCTGTTTCGCCTTTTATAAAAGCACTTGCGCCAATCATACAACCACGTTCAATTCTCGTAAATTGATGCAATACTGCGTTCAAACCAATGTTTGAATATTCATTAATAATTGAATGTCCGCCTATTTTAGCGCCGCAACTTATTGTGACATTACTCCAAATAAAACAATCGTGACCGATATGCGCGTGTTTCATTATAAAACAATTGTCTTCAATAATGGTCGGGGATTCTGTCCCTGCGTCAATGGATACCAATCCTGTAATTATATTATTGTTGCCAATAAAAACTTTTCCTTTTGGTTTATCCCAAAACTTTTTGTGTTCAGCCGGGTCGCCAATAATGCAATAAGCGCCAATATAATTGTTGTCGCCTAATTCAACGTTGTCGCCAATTATGGCGGTTGGGTGTATAAAGTTTGCCATTATTTTTTTGGTTTACGTCCGCGTTTCTTCGGTTCAGGTTTAATTAATTCAATCCCTAATCTTTGGTCATTTTCAGAAGGTGCATTTTCAAAAACAATGTTTTCTATTGGTAAACTTTTGGGTTGTTGCTCGTACCATTTATACAACCTCATAATCATTTCGTACTTACACGAACCGCACCAAACAGACAATAAAAAATTAGGGTCTAAATATAACCTGTAAATATGTTCGTACATTTGAAGTTCGGCAAATTCAAGGTTGCGAATATAACCGTTCTTTGCGCTTTCATAGTTCCCAATATTGGCTTCCAACCAATCGCGGTGTTCTGTTTTTATTTCCATAATTTCCATATTAATTTTGAAACAATCGGTGCTAAAAATCCTGCAATAAAAATTGTTGACGTAATATTTTGGATTAATTCAGGTGCGAAATAGTGTATTGGTGCAATCCACGCAGCCAAGCAACTTCCGCAATTGAAAGGCTTGAAATTGATTCGCCATTTAATTGGTAATTGGTGAATATCGTTAAAAAATAGTGATGCACAGACGGCGGTTAAAATTGATAAAATCATTTTCTAATATTTGTTTTCATTAATTTTTTGGTTTTATTTATAGTTCTGACAATGGACATATATGGAATTCCTGTTTTTCTGCTTAATTCTTTTGCGTTCTTCTTAAAGTCAATCGCATACAGTTTCAATATTTCCTTATTGTACCAATGTAAATCTTCTAAATTCCTTTCAAGTTTTTCAAACAATTCTGTCGGTTCTTCGTTTAGTCGCGTCAATTCCTTGTTTACTTCATTTCCAACAAATTCTGTGTAATTCCTGTAATTCTTATAAAATGTACTTCTGTCGCTTTTAATCATATTTAACATTATTCGCACAATGTAAAATTTTAATTCGCTTCTTTGGTACATTCCAACCAACTTTAATTCGTCCATTTCACAAAGAACTAAAAAAACTTCAGCTTTCAAATCGTACTGCAATTCTTCAGGTTGCATTTTACCAAAGGCGTCGTTAACTTCCTTTGATTCCCAATATTCAGCTAAAATTTCATTTTTGACCATTCAATTAAAGTTGGTTTATTATCCACTTCAGTACAAATATACACAATTCCACCACATTCGTAAATATCTTTTAATCTGTCTTTTTGTTCCACGCTTAAACGGTCACCAATCTTTTTGACTTCAACCGCTACATAAACGCCTTCTTCTGTGTATCCTTGTAAGTCCGCCCAACCTTTTTGAATCGTCCCTTTACGCTTCCCAAATGGAATATTGTTAACCCTGTTTAATCTGTACCCAATGTATTCAAGGTTTGTTTTTGCCCAATTTGTAAGTTCGTTTGTTGATATGTCCATATTTTTTCGTAAAATTCTTTTTTAAATTTCAGCCTATTTGTTTTTGGTTCAACTTCAGTATAACAACCATAAAAGTCGGTAAAATTATCTGTATAACAATATTTAACAGTTCCGTAATGCGTATATTTAATTTGATAAATTTTCAAAATATTTAACTAAAGCTAATTTTTTACATTGTGTTTCAATAAATTCTTCGTTTTTTATGTCTTTGCTGAATTTTTTTGCGTCCATAGGGTGCATTTTATTCATTCTTTGTAAATTGTCTTCACGCACAACCTTGATTGTATATAAAATTTCTTCAGGTGTAAACTGTAATTTGCCCTGTTTTAATAAAATTAAAAATACTTTGTCCGCATTGAATATTTTGTTAAAGTCCTGACGTTTTCCATTTAGCCATTCGTTCTTTGTAAATTCAACAATTTCGTCGTCTGTCAATTGTGGAACAGGCGGTTCAGGTGGTGGCGGGATATTTTTACGAACTTCGTTGGCTTTGGCTTTATAAGCATTCATTATTTGGGATATGTATTTAGGTGAAAACTTTTCAAAATGGTCTGTATTACATTCAAAACGACCTTGTACTGCCATTTTAAACGCAATCCTCAATTCATTTATTGTAAAATGAGGGTATGTTGTACGAATATAATCTTCAATAATATCCAATTCCATTTTGTCCGGTAACCTTGTTAAACCAATCAAAGTGAAAATATATGCCAATGTGCTTTTCAAATTATGTACGTTAACAACTGCTAATTTTTCGCCCTTAAAAGCTTCAACAATTGGTAAATCTTCTTTAGCTATTAACCCAATCTGAAAGTCCTTCCATTCTTTTGCGACTTGCGGCGGTTGGGTCAGTATTTTTTGTATTTCCATATTTTATTCGGTTTTGTAACCACGTATTAACGCGGCGTTTAACATCAAAAAACTTTTCTGATTCATAACGCAATTTACCACTTTTTGACGGTTCGCACCAATAGGCAATAAATTCTTCGTAAGATTCCGACAAAGCATTTTTGTATGGTTCAATTAAAATTAAAAAATTTGTTTGTGGGTCAACCGTAGGTTGAACAGTTATAATACTATTTACTTTACTTATATTTTCTTTTCTTTTCTTTTCTTTATGGTCGTTACGAACACTTTTGTAATGCGTTACATTTTCAGCAATGTCTTGATTTTCACGCCATTGTGAAATTCTTTTAAGGTTTTTTTCTTTTTTTATCTTGTACTTTTCACTAAAGTTTAGCAATTGTTTGTTGAAAGTTTCACCATTGTTTGATGAAATTATGTCAATACTTTCCATAAAGTTCCAACATTTATCAAGCTTTTTGCCAACCTTTAATTGCATTTTAAGCACGTCAGTATTAACAGGTTTTTCCTGTTTAGCTAATTTTTCAAGGATAGTATAAAACAACCCTAAACCTTCAAAACCGTATTTCATAAAAAGCAAAGCAACCTTTTCATCTTCAAACGCATTGCTATCGTGTAAAAAATATTTCATATAAAAAAAGGGTCGCGGGACGCCGGGAAATGGTACTTCCCGAAAATCCTTTGACCCAATGTATTCCTAATTGCGTTGTACCATAACGCCTTTATTTAATTCCTGTCTGCAAATATAATGCTTTTTTCAATTCTTTTTTCAAGGAATGCAACTTTATTTCTGAACCAATCCGCCGTTTCAATTAAATCCTTTGCTGAATTGATATTATACATTACTGTCGTATGGTTACCAACCCCAATATATTGCCTTATTTCGCTAAGTGACAAAGTTGTGTATTTTCTAATTAAATACGCGGCTGCTTTCCTTGCGTCAACAATATTTTTGGTTCGGCTTTTTTCTGACATATTAACGTCAAATATTTCTTCAACAATCAAAGATATTTTCCTTGCTTCATTTGACAATTCAGAATCAATAATAATTTCATCCTTTTTTATTAAATTATTTGCCTTCATTATATTATGCAACAGTCTTAAACTTTGTCTGTGCGACTTGTAAAAGTCTAAAATTTCGCTTTGTAGTGTTTGCATAATCTAAAATTCTAAATCGTCGTTATAAACAGGTTGGTTGTTTTGTGGCTTTACAGGCGCATTATTGGCATCTGTTGGTGCAACGTAAGTATCTTCGTATATTTTAAAATCAGGGTGTTTTGACTCTGTTTTGTACGAATTAACCCACATTGAATACTTTTTACCATTAATTGCAAAATTAATTACTTCTTTTCCGTCTTTTGTGGTCTTTTTCCAAGCACCCCAATTTTCTTTTTTTACTTCTGACATTTTATATTTGGTTTGTGGAATCTTCTGATTCCGGTTTAAAAAATACTGCTTTAAAATTACATTCCTTTTCCCACTTGTTTAAAAATATTCTTAATTCTTCGTAGGCTTCAGGTGAATACCAACAATAATGGTAAACTTCAGCTAATAACATTTGACGTTCCATTGGTAATAATTTTTGCATACCATTTTCAAGGTCTTGATAAGTTTCTTGTTTCATATTATAGGTTTATTTTGGCTTTTTCCCAACTTAAAATTGAACGAATTGCATCTATTTGGTGAACTGAAGAAGCGTTTATTCTATCAAATGCGTTTTTTAAACGTGACCATTCACGCGCCTTGCTTTTAACCCACATATTTACAGTTGACGTTGCCAATTTACCTTCCATAATTTCGTGGATTTTGTCGCCAATTTCCATATCAATAACGCATTCAATCTTATATTCTGCGGCGGTTCTGTATTCGCCTGATTGTGTCATTGCAACGTTTAGCGTGTCCAATCGTTTAATCAAAGCGTCGTGGTAATCCGCCGAATCATTTTTTGGCAATGGCTTCTGTAAAAAGTCCAACATTTTTTCCGCCTTATTCGTTAATTCTTCAATTGTATATTCGCGCATTATTTACTAATTTGGTTTGAATTTAAAACTTTTAAAGCTTTATTGTAATCGTCTTCTTTTGTAAACGATTCAATTTTGATTGCCATTTTATTCTTTTTGTCTTCTGTGAATGGCGTGTTTTCCAATAAAGTCTGTAAATATAAACGTTTGTCGTCACCAACTTCGTCTTTGTGTTCGTTTGTTGCGTCTGCGTCTTTGGTATCGTCAATCGCAAACAATCCGTTTAATGCGTATTTACGCGCATACGAAGAAGCTGACCCGGTTATTTGTGCGGCGTCCATTCCTTTCTTTACTTCTTCTTCACGCGCCCAACCGTGTGCGCTAATTGAATTGTCTTCGTCTGTTAACAATGTCGCAGTTGCTTTGACATAAATTCTGTCGCCAACTTGCACAATTTCGTCGCTAACTATTAAGCAAGTTTTTTCTTTTGCCAATATTGGCTTAACCGCTTCAATAATGTCTTCGGCGCTTCTGTATCTGTAATTGCCGAACTTGTTTAATTGACCCTTTGGCGCTTTTAATTCTGCCTGAATTTTGTAAATGTTCATAGGTTTATTTTTGGTTTTTAAAATTCGTATTCTTCAAATTTTTCTGTCCAATCCGACATTGGTGTAAATGGTATCGGCGGGAATGGGTTTTTTGGTTGAACTAACATTTCAGGATAATGCTTCTTTTTAAAGTTCTTTAAATTTTCTTTTGCCGAACTTAACATTTGCATTTTTTTACGTGCATCTGTCCCGTTGCATCTATCAAACAACCATTGGAAATATCGCACGTTTTCCTGAAGTTTAAAAAGTTTTAATTCTAAATTCATAATTTGTGTTTAATAAAAACGTCTTCAATATTTTCTAAAGCTGAATGCGCAAGTTCTTCAATGCGTTCAATGTTCTTTTCTTTTACGTAGTGCAAAATAAGATTCAAAGACCCGCGACTGAATCCCAATGCACCGGCATAGTCTGCGGCGCGGCTTAATGGTTGGTGCATTATTTCACCGATTGTAGTTTGTGTTTCTGTATTCATTTGGTTTGTTTATACAACAAATATACAGGTTTTACACAATAACAACAAAGATATTTAGTGACGAACGGTAAAATAAAATGATAAGCGGTAAATTATGCCAAATCTTTGTGGAAATATAACATTTCGTCCCCGCCGTATGCGTATTCAGGGAAATAAAACTTAAACCCGCAGGAAATTAAGTTATTTGCGGACGGGTAATTGTCCTTTGTAGTATATGTAATTGCAACAAATGAATTTTCTTTTGCTGCTTTTAATCTTATTTTAATAAGCTTTTTATGTAATCCCAAACCCCTAAACCTTTTGTCAACCCACGCGCGGTTGAATATACAAATGCCCTGTGAATATATTGACCCACAGTATGCAACAATTGTTTTCTTTTTGTCTAATATAACCCACCAATCCCGATTGTGTTTAAACTCGTTGCCGCAACCCTTAAAGTTTGGGTTGGTACGGTCTAATTCCTGAAGCTGAATATAAGCGTCAACATTTAGTATTTTACCTTTGCTATATATTTTTAAAAGCTTCATTATAAACCTTTTAATTCGGCTTCGTCAGGGCGTTCAATTTCCTTAAATTCAAGCCTATTGCCACCACGAATCTTTGCCAAATTTTGGCGAATATTCTTTTCAATTTCGTATAATTCCTGAAGCTTCTTTGTAAAAAATTCGTCTTGTTGGGACAATGTCCATTTATTGAATCCTTTTGGCATTCGCATCTGTTTTTAGTTTTATAAGTTTTTTCAAATAAATTGATAAGTCCAACGCTTCTTCGTAGGCGTGTTGTAACCAATCAATTTCCGTTAGGTCTGTTCTGTCCATTGTCGTCCCGTATTCCTTAATTCCTTTGTCTTCACGTGCCAACAGGTCGTCAATAATTGTATATAGTATTTTGCTCATTATTTGTCTGTTTTGGAATGAAATTTATTGCAAACTTTACATTTATATTGAATACGTGTTAAGCCGGTCGCAGTTACAACAGTATTATTTTTTATAAGGTCTTCAGAACCCGCGCCACATTCCGGGCAACTTCCCCTGTCTTGACCAAATACAACGCCATAATGCGTCTTTGGTGCGATATGGTTGCCTAATAATTTGTAAACTTCTTCTAATAATGAAACGTCCTTTTTACAGTATTTAATCATTTTTTCCATTGCAACCTTGTCTTTGTTCAATAGAATATCCTTCCAAAGATTAAATTCGGTTTTGATTTTCCCGCCTAAACCTAAAAATTCAGCAATGTAATTTAGCCTGTTGGATTGAAAACGGAATTTAGAACGCGCAACCTTTAGCGTATCAATTGTCTGATAAGTTGGGAACATATCAATACCGTGAAACAAACAACGGGTTCTTATCCACGCCAAATCAAACTTGTCGCCATTATGACCAACCATTTCGTTTGCAGTATTTGCAACCGCAATAAATTGTTCCAACATTCTTTTGTCATTCTGTTTGGCGTCCCATTGTAAAGCATAAACTTCCTTTTCGTCTTCCCATTTATAGCAAATACAAATAATCGCGCGTTCACGAATAATGTTGTCTGTTGTTATGTTTTTTTTATACCCGGCTTCCCAAAATAAGCCAATGTTGGGTGAAGTTTCAATATCAAAAAATAGTCTGCGGCGTTTTGTTTTTAGGTTTTTTGTTAGCATTAATAGGGTTTGTATTTTGTTTTTCCTGCTTCTTTGTATGCTTTTAAAACTTGCTTCCTTTGTTTGCCCGTGCTTTCATAACTAACGTGTACCCAATCCGGGTTTGTGTCATTCCCAAATTCGTAAATCAATTGGTCAAATTCCAAATTGTCTTTAATATAATTAAATACCATTTTATTTGTCACACCATTTGGCGTTCCGTCCATATCCACGTCAATCGCTTCACCCGTGCAATGTTGTGAAGTTGCGCTTCCCTTCACCGCACGATTCAATTCCACAGACCTGTATGCACTTGAAACGTGAATAGGGCAACGGAAATAATTGCGTATTGGTTCAAATACTTTTTCAGCCAATAATTTTAAATTAGCAATATGCGCTTCAGTTGGCATATTTGAAATACCATTGCGCTTTGCGCTTTCGCTGCGTATTACTTCGGACAGGTCTAAATGTTCACTTAATTTCATAAAATAGCTTTAAACAAATAAATTAAAAATGTTATATATATAACGCTAACTAAAGTTAGCACCCTTTTTTCGTAATTAGTCATTCTTCTTAAATATTTTTTCAATTGAAGTCAAACCCAACGTTCCAAAAGCTAACATTGCAACCGCTTCAACTAATATTGTACTTGGTGCAGTATGCTCGTCGCTGAATTGATTATGGTACATTGTAACGCATAAAGCAATCGTACATAATAACCCGCAAAGGCGTTTCATACTTAAACGACCATTGTCTTCTGTAAAAAATTGTTTCATATTATAATTGACTAAATTGTAAAATAATTATTCCGACTAATATTAATTTGCTTACTGAATGCAGCTTTTCAATTTTTGCTTGATTGATGTTATATGCTTCGTAAATCCTTTTATTTTCTGTATATTTCCATTTCCAATCGTAGAACGAATCCTTAACCAAAGATATTGTATTGAATAAACTATCATATTGCGCACGTTTTATTTTTAAACTATCTTTTGTTAAACTTAAATCCTGACCGAACTTATTAAAAGTTTTATTAATTTGTTCACCCTGCTTCAAAGTCATTATAACAACCGTGTCTTCGCCTATCTTTTTAGTAATTGGATATTGGCAAAAGCACAAATTTGCCACCGGTATCAATAGCAACAGAATCCAACCTTGTTTTGACTTCATTTAATTCAGTTTTTAAATCTTTAATTTCGCTTTTCATTGCCACAATTGTTGCGACTGCTTTTGTAACTAATTCAGCTTCTTTTTTACTTGCTGCTTTTTGAACCTGTACTGACTTGTCGTTTGTTTGTGCAACTTTTGACATAAGTTGTTGAAACTGACGTTCTTCTTCAACTTCTTCGCTTGTTTTTTGCGCTGAAACAGTACACCCAAATAAGAAAATAAAAAATAAATATTTCATTATTTAATCTTTTGTATTTTACCCAATTGTTCTAAAGTTGAAAGCTTTGTTGTTGCTGAAGCCAAAGAAGAATCACAACGGCGCAGGGCGTCACTTACTAAATCAACCCTTGATTCTAATTTTTCAATTTTGCGTCCTTGTCCTTCAATCTGATTGTTGAATGTTCCACGAATGTCAATGTATAAAACTGAAATTCCAATAATTACCAAAAACATAGTACCAACCACAGGGTTTTTACTAAAATCTTTGAAGCTTATTGGAAGCGGGTTTGCTGAAACGTCTAATTTTTTACTTGCTGCCATTATGTATGATTATAATTTTAAATAGAAACCAAACCCATATTTTACAGTTTGACCGCTTTTTAAATTTAAACCAATTAAAGCTTTGTTTTTGACCTTATAAATTAAGCCAACACCCAAATTGTCTAAACTTTTATCCTGTCTTAAATCGCCCGTAAACCCTAAATAAAGCGCATTTTTAACCTTTGGCGTAATTGTGCGCGTTTCAGTTATAGTTTTTTCGCTTAATTTGGCGCTGAATCCACGTCCTAAAATCTTGTTTTGGCTTATTGTGTCCTGAATAAATACGATATTATTGGAATCAATTTTAATCGTATCTGAATACGCATATTTGCGCATATAATCGGTTAAAACCTGAATTGTGTCGTGTACAGTAAATTGTACAGGAATTTGTACAGAATCCGTCAAAATGGTATAAGAATGAATGTCCTTCCCTTTTTTGTACTTTGTAAAAGTTTTCTGTTGGTAAACTGTGTCGCGCACAATTGTCACAGAACCCTTATTGTATGTAGGTTCTGAAAATAAGAATATAACAACCACAACCAATAAGACTGCAATTATTAAATTCTTAATCATTTTTCACTTTTTTTGTTGCGTTGTAATAATAGCGAATCGCCATTATACCTGATAAAATAGCAATCAAACCGGCAATCAATGTGACAACCGGTTGTATTGTTGAAATACTTATAATTGCGCTTAAAACGCTAATTCCTGTGCCTATGTCGGCTTGACTGCTATGTGGTGACATTAATCTTCTTTTTCTTCTTTTTGTGGATTCTGTTCGTCTTGAATTTGCTTAAACCATTGTAATAAAGGCACTCCGTATTTTGTTGGAAGTTCCTGACAAAATTGGTTTAATTGTGCTAATTGTTGGTCGTTTAATGTAATCATAGTTTTATTTTTTATTTACAAATATATGTATTTTATTTAACCCACGGCAAAGGTAAAGTTACAATTGGCGGATTTATTTGATTTTCTATTTGGGCGTCTAAATTTGCATCTAAAGCCTCAACGTCTAAACTTGAATCAAGCCATTCGCATACAATTTCATAAGTCAAGTCTTCATAAGGTATAAAGTTAGTAACTTCATCTTTTGAAAATGATTGTGAACCATATACCGAAGCAAAATAATCTTTTTTATTTACTACTTCTGTTGCATTTCTATTCCAATGTACATTTACGACAAAGTCAGTTAAATCCCCGTCTTTAGGTACACAATCCATTTGGTTAATAATCCAATTTTTCATATTATTTTATTTTTGCTTTTAATTCTTGTATTTGTGATTGTTGTTCTTGGATTGCCTTTACTAAATAAGGTACAATGAAATCCGACTTTAAAGTTAATTGGTCATTTGTTTCACTGATAGTACCTATTGCCTCTGGTATTACTTCTTGTACGTCTTGAGCAATCCATCCTACGTTATTTTTAACACCATCTATATAATCAAAAGTTGCTGGTTTTAAAGCTAATACTTTATCAAGACCATTTTCTATATAGTTAATGTTTTCTTTAATTCTTTTATCGGAACCATAAGACCAAGCTGCTGCTCTTAAATATCCCGCACCATCATCTCTAATCCAAAATGAATCTGTCCCAGCACTATTTCTCATAATAGTTGCATAAGTAGTTGAGCCAGTACCAACAGATTTTATTTGGAATCTTACGTTTGCATCACCACTATCACCTATTGCAACACTACCGCCCGATAAGATTCTCATTCGTTCGGTAACATTAGTATAAAATAATAATGGGTCATTAGTTAAGGTTCCTACACCCATTGCATCATTAAATGCAGCTAATATACCAGACGCATTGCTTGATTCAAGTTTTATTACCGAACCATTTGTTGTATTTTGATATATATGTAATAATCTTGCTGAACCATTCCAATCCGAAGCGTCAGGACTACTCGTTCCGATTCCAACATTACCCCCCGATGTAATTCTCATTGCCTCAGTTCTTGCTCCACTACGAGCCGGAGCAAACATTATTGCTCCATTATGAGAGCCATTTGTGTTTGTTTCAATTATACCGCCAATGTATCCATATTCTGCCCTTGAACTTGCTGAATCATTTAAACTAAATACAAGTCCATTTCCATTTCCAAGCGTGTTTGTAGTTCTGTAAAAAATAGAACCACCATAAGTAGCACTATTTACAGCACTATCAATAGTAAATAATGATGTTATTCCACCAACAACTTCTAATCGTGCGACATTTACAGTACTCGTTCCGATTCCAACGTTACCACCATTCATTATAACATTACCACCTGAAGTAACTGTAAGTAAATTAATTGTGTTAGCACTATTTACAACATTTAATATAGATGAAGTTTGCCCTGAAGCAGGTATAATTTGTAATGTCTGTGTAGTTGTAGAATTGGATTGCAATAATATACTTGTTGCCGTTACACTACTTGAGAATGTAGCAGCACCAGTAGAGGCTATGGTTAATCTTGTTGCTCCATCTGCACTAAAAATAATACTTCCACTTCCTACTGCGGAAAGGTTTAATCTACCTGCTGCGGTTGGGTGCGTACTTCCAAACATTAAAACTGAAGCACCATCTACTCCACTACCACCACCATTCAATCTTAGATAAGAACTCGTTAAAGGTCTGTACATTTCAGCACCCATACTTGCATTACCATCAACTTGTAAAGTACTTGAGAACGTAGCACTTGTACCACTTAATGCACTTGTAAAAGTTTTTGCACCACCAATTGATTGTGTTGTTGTTAAGTCAACAAAGTTTTGTGTTGTTGAACCTGTACCACCATTTGCAACAGATAAGGCATTTGTAAGCGTTAAACTTTTTATTGTTGTAACGCCTGTTGAACGAACAATTTGAAAAGGTGTTTCAATTAATGCACCTAAATCTGTGTATGTTCTTAAAAAGAAATTAGCACCTGCATTTGAACCTGATTCTGTACCTGAAACTTCTAAATTTATTCTATTGCTATTGTCTGAACGAAAAGAAACACTTTTTGCAACCGAAACGTTTGCGTCTAAATTTGCAATCAATGCACTTGCGCCGCCGTCAATATGAAACTTTGTTGTTGGGTTTGCAATACCAATACCAAATTCCCCTGTTTGTAAAACTGAAACTAATTCGCTTGTTGTCGCGTCGTTATAAATTCTAAATCTATGGTCTGACTGAACATTACCGATTGACCATTTGTTAGTTCCCGCACTTGCAAAACCAACAAAAGCATTATTTGTTGAAGTTCCATTTACGCGAGTAATAATTCCTGACCCAAAAGCATCAATTGCAGTTGTTGGCGCGTTTGTACCAATACCCAATCTGTTGTTTGAATCGTCCCAAAAGAAGTTTGAGTTGTCTTGTAATAAAGCACCTGAAGCACCAATAAATCCAACTGAACCTGTTGTTAATGCAGTCGTAATTGTAAGCGTTGCAACTGAACCAACTAAACTAATCGTTCCGTCAAATCCGTTTGCGTCGTTAAATACCAATGAATTGATAATGTTTGGCGATAATTCAACATAAGCATTTGTCCCTGTATTCCAACGATATAAAACGTTTGTGTCTAATGCAATATAAATAGTATCAGCAACACCAACTAAAGGAAATGAAGCAAGGTTTGGGTATTCTTCAACCGTACCCGTAAATAAAGACGCCATTTGTGAAAGCGTAATTTTTTTACTTATTCCTGTTGTCGGGTCACCAATAATTGTCAAGTCTGATAATACCGGCGTAAGTTCGGTCGCTAATTGATTAATTTTCTTTGATTCCATTAATAAGTATAATTTGAAGGTACTTCACACCTGTTGTTAATAAATGGCACGGTTAAAATTGCGTCTAATTTTACACCCGCTAATAAATCCG